TATTAACGCAACAAGATTATGGCAGATATAAGGATTGTGAGAATGAAACTCACTAATTTTAAAGGAATTCGTTCTCTGGAAATGAACTATGATCCGGAAGTGACTAACGTTTTCGGAGACAATGCGACGGGAAAAACTACTTTGATGGATGCTTTTCTTTGGACTTTGTTCGGTAAAGATAGTCAGAACCGCGCGGACTTCAACATTAAAACGCTTGATGCAGACGGGAAAGCTCTTCCTAAATTAGAACATGAAGTTGTTGTGGTCCTTTCGGTAGATGGAATAGAAACCGTTTTCCGTCGTTGTTACAAAGAGAATTGGGTGAAGAAGCGGGGAACCACTAAAGAGGTGATGGATGGACATAGTGTTGATTATTACGTAGATGATGTACCTTTGGGTAAGCGTGAATATGATACTAAAGTTTCAGATATTTGTCCGGAACAGCTGTTCCGGCAGATAACTAATCCTGCTTATTTCCCTTCTTTGAAGATGCAGGAGCAGAGGCGAATGTTATTTGAGATTGTAGGTGGTGACATAACTAATACAGATGTATTCGATGAGTTAATAACAATAGGAAACAAGGATTTATACACTCCACTTATTGATGCTCTCAATTCTGGTAAAACTCTTGACGAATATAAGAAGCAGGTTGTTTCACAGAAGAATAAAATTAAAGGTGAGGTAGCCGATATTCCTGGTCGTATCGAAGAGAACCACCGGAATATGCCAGAGGAAGAAGATTGGGTAGCCTTGTCTTCCGAGATTGAAGAAAAGGAAACCGAGATTAGAAACTATGATTCTCTGATTGCTGACAAATCAAAAGCTGACGAAGAGGAATCCGCTCGTAGGCGTAGTGTTCGTCTGCAGATAGATGATAAGTATGAGCGTATGGAAGGGATTAAACGCCAGATCAAAAAGGATGCCAATACAGAACATGATAAATGGTACTCTGATTTGTCAGCAGAAGAAAGCTCTATTTCTAATATGAATACGGATATTCGCTATTTGGAAAACAAGCTATTAACGCTAAATAACTCTTTGACGGAATATCAATCGCAAAGAAGTAAATTGTATGAGGAATATAAGAATATCAATTTGATGCAGTTTGAAGTTGATAGTTCATGCCTTGTCTGCCCTACATGTAAAAGAACATTTGAAGGTGAGGATTATGATAGTAAGTTGCAAGAAATGCAAGATACTTTCCAAACTAATAAATCTACTCGTTTGAATGACAATATCAAGAAAGGAACTGCACTCAAAACTAAGATTGAGGATTTACAAAAACAGGTTCAAGACATTGAACAGGCTATCAAAGAAAAAAAGAATCTGTTATCTACTTTGGAAGTCGAGAAACAGCAGTTGCAGAATTCAGAGCCGAAAATAGTCGATGTTACGGAAGCTGTAGAACGGAATGAAAAGTATATTTCTCTGAAAAAAGAGATTGCACTATTGGAAGAGTCTCTAAGGACAAATTATACTCCTGCTGATGTATCGGAATATACTGCCGCTAAAAAAGTTCTTCAATCGGATATATATGCCCTCAAAGAAAGACTATCCAAAAGGGAACAGATTGAACGTACCCAGAAGCGGATTGATGAGCTGCAGTCTCAACTTTCGAATATGCAGCAGCAGATTGCCGACTACGAACAGATTGAAGCCTCGATACTTGACTTTATGAAATCGAAGGTCTCTCTGGTAGAGAAGCGTATCAATTCAGCTTTCTCCTATGTTCAATTTCGGATGTTCGATACGCAGGTAGATGGAACCGAGTTTGACACTTGCGAGTGTATGGTAGACGGTACTCCTTATTCCGATTTGAACACTGCAGCGAAGATGAATGCCGGTATTGATATCATCAATGCTATTTGCCGGGCAAAGGGTGTAACAGCCCCTATATGGTTAGATAATCGTGAAAGTGTGTGTAACCTTATCTCGTGTGCTTCGCAAATTATAAACCTCTTTGTAGAGAGAGGTGCAAAATTAACTATTCAATAATCATTTAACGTAACAGATTATGGCAGAAACAAATCAGAATCAAACAGGAGGTATGTTTGACAACAAAAGTGGAGCACAACCGGCTCCTGCACAACAACCGCAACAAAACCTTTCGATTGTCCAGAAAGATGTGGTTGATACTGTATTGTCTAAGATTAAAGACTTTGAAGAAGCAGGAGAGCTCAAACTTCCGACTAACTATTCAGCGGCAAATGCATTGAAATCGGCATGGCTTATTCTTCAAGAAACGAAGGATCGGAATGATAAACCTGCATTGGTGGTATGTACGAAAGAAAGTGTTGCAAATGCTTTGCTTGACATGGTCGTTCAAGGGCTTTCTCCGATGAAAAAGCAGTGCTACTTTATTGTATATGGTAGCAAACTTACTTTGCAACGTAGCTACCTTGGAACCCTTGCCATCGCCAAACGTGTGGGCGGTGTTAAAACGGCCATTGCCAATTGCGTATATGAAGGGGATGAATTTATATTCTCTGTTGATACGCAGACCGGGCTTAAAAAGATTATCAAACATGAGCAGACTTTGGAAGGTTTGGATGCAAACAAGGTTAAAGGGGCTTATGCTATTCTCACGACCGAGGACGGACGGAGTATTGTTGAGATTATGAATTTCGCCCAGATAAAACAGGCGTGGATGCAGGGAGCTACGAAAGGCGGTTCTCCGGCACATAAAAATTTCGGTGACGAAATGGCAAAGAAAACCGTGATCGGACGTGCTTGCAAAATTCTTATTGGTATGTCTGATGATTCAGCTCTATTTGATGAACCGGATGAAACGGAAACTGATATTGCTGCCGGACAGCGTGCGGTCCAAATAGAAGGGGCTGCTAATAAAAAGCGTTTAGGAGATATTGAGGACGCCAAGTTTGAGGAAGTGAAGCCTACTGCTCCTAAACCTGCCACTACCCAGCAACCGAAAGTAACAAACGATGCCCCTCCTCCGTATTAATTCAATTATGGCGAAGAAAGTAGATAACGAAAAAGGATTTCTGGTAATAGAGGTTTCGGCAGCGGAACTGTCTGCTAAAGCCGGAGGATATGGTATCTGTGACTATTGTAATACCCCTGCAGAAAAGGGGTATTATATAGCCGTTCTAAACCAATGGTATTGTCCTAAGTGCTATGATGAATTCTGTAAACGCGCAAAGTATTACCAAGAAGATACCGGAACGGAGAAGAGGAACTATGAGTTGTATTCTAAACTATTTGGAGTATGAAACTGAAAGTATTAGGAAGTAATAGTCTCGGTAATTGCTATATCCTTGAAAACAAGGATGAAGCATTGATAATTGAAGCAGGAATAAAACTGCCGAAGGTCAAAGCTGCGATGAACTACAACATCAAGAAGATAGTCGGTTGCCTGGTAAGTCATGAGCACGGAGACCATGCAGGATTTTACACAGAGTATCTAAAGATAGGATTTCCGGTAATTTCACCGGAAGCTGTTTATAAAAGCAAGGGATTCTCCGTTATGCCTCCATTCGCGAAGATCGCAGAGCCAGGCCGTGGTTATAGAGTAGGGAATTTTAAAGTGATTCCTTTTGAAGTACAACATGACGTTCCGGCTTTTGGTTATCAGGTAGATCATCCAGATATGGGAAGGCTTGTTTTTCTTACTGATACTTTCTATTGTGATTATACTTTTGATAATGTGAATCATTGGCTTGTAGAAGCGAATTATGCGGATGATATTCTTGATCGTAATATAGCAGATGGACGTATACCGATATCTATGCGTCCCCGATTGCTCAAATCGCACATGGAGATTGAGACTATTAAAGGGTTGCTATCAGAAAATGATTTATCACAGACACAGAATATTGTACTCATTCATTTGAGTGATGGCAATTCGAATGAGAAGAGGTTCGTGGACGAGGTTATCAGTTTGACGGGTAAGCCGGTGTTTGCAGCTAACAAAGGATTGGTTATAAATGTCAGTCGAATTCCTTACTAATTGTCTGCAAAGATTATGAAAAGCGTACCTGATTACATAGTAAAAGACCTGCTCCGGCTACTTCCTGTCCTTATTGAAAATGTTGATCTGGATGGTAAAAGTACCCGGGTGCAAAATGCAGTGAGATTAGTGAAAAATATAATAAAGAGACTATCTAAAATACAAGATTAATTATGCATACATGGTTTGAGTGTAAAATCCGTTACGAGAAAGTAATGGAAAACGGAATGCAGAAAAAGGTAACAGAACCTTATCTGGTTGATGCGCTTAGCTTCACGGAAGCAGAAGCGAGGATTATTGAAGAAATGACACCTTTTATCTCCGGTGAATTTACCGTTTCTGATATAAAACGTGCTAATTATAGTGAGATATTTACAAGTGAAGAAGAAGCTGCCGACCGCTGGTTCAAATGCAAACTTATTTTCATCACACTGGACGACAAAAGTGGTGCAGAAAAAAAGAATTCCACTCAAGTACTGGTACAGGCTGCCGACTTGCGCGATGCCGTGAAGAAGTTGGACGAAGGTATGAAGGGAACAATGGCAGATTATCAGATCGGCATGGTATCCGAAACACCTATCATGGACGTTTACCCTTATACAGAAACTAATATAGAAGAGCAGATTGGTACAAATGCCAATTCTCCGGTAGTAAGCACCTTCTTAAAGTCATTACCCGAAGGTTGTCGTACTTCCATCACGGTTGCCGGGAAACCTGTTATTATTGATAAGACAGGGGTATTAACGAGGGTTATACCGGACGAGGAACAGCGAGAGTAGTAACTACAAATCTATTGATAAATGGGGAGAAAGAATAAAATCGGACTTGAATATTTCCCTTTTGACATTGATTTCTTTTCGGATTTAAAGATTAGGAAATTAATCAAATACCAAGGTGGCAAAGCTGTAACTGTATATGCTCTCCTGCTATGTATTATTTATAAACAAGGGTATTACATGAGGTGGGATAAAGAGTTGCCCTTCATCATTTCGGAACAAACGGGGTATGAAGAGGTGTATATTCAGGAGGTGATTAAAAGCTGCTTAGTAATCGGGTTATTTTCTAATGAACTTTTTGAAAAAGAGAAGATCATAACTTCAAAAGGAATACAGGAACGGTATCAGTATATCTGCAATTTATCAAAGCGGAAATGTGTAATATCAGAGTTTATCCTTATTTCTTCCGAAGAAAAGCCTATTTCTTCCGAGGAAATACTCGTTTCTTCCGAGGAAATGCCTAAAAACTCCGAAAGAAGTGCACAAAGTAAAGTAAAGGAAAGTAAAGGAAATAATAATACTCCCCCTATAATCCCCAAAAGGGGAGAAGCGAGGGAGCCGATTATAAATATTAGTGATATTAAAGATTTGCTTTTGAAAGATGAATTATGGAAAGAAAATGCTTGCCGACAATCTGGATTGAGTACGGAGTTCTTTTTAATGATTCCCCGACAAATTGATAATTTCCTTTCATGGATACGATCTACGGGTGCAGAAAGCACAGTTCTTACACTTCCTGACGCTAAACGTCGCTTTATTTATTGGTGGAAATATACAGGTCTAAAAGAGTGGAAAGATGAAAAAGAACGAATATCCGGAAAAACGAATCGGACAGGTGATAGCAGAAGCGCAAGCGATGGGGCAAAGCCTGACTACAACGAAGTTTTTTGATTTTATGTCTGATTTCTCGTATGCGCGGCATCTTGCATGTTTATGTGAAGCCGGTACGCAGATATTGGCTCGTGAGAATAAAACGTTTGTTGTAGATGAAAGTAACGAGCAGGTTATCCGTTTTCTGATTCACTACTTTAATCGATGTCGTTCTGCAGAGACTATCTATCCGGCAGATAAAGGCTATAAACTACATAAAAATATTGCTCTATGTGGTGATGTCGGTGCAGGAAAAACAGTTTTGATGCAGGCTTTTTCGGTGTATTTGCGGAGGATTAATAGCCCAATGCAGTTTCTGAATTTATCTGTCGGACAAATGGTGAACTATTACACGTTGCATAACAACTTGGATAAGTATACCTACAATGAGGATGATTCAAAGGCTTTTCAATATTCACCGATAAACATTTGCTTGAATGATATAGGTTTGGATTTGACAAACTTTTATGGCACAGGTACGAAGGATTTATGCAGTGAGTTTCTTTTCGCCCGGGCCGAGATATGGCAGTTTTATGATAAGTATTGCCACATGACGACAAACTTATCAGCTACACAGTTGAAAGAGTATTTTAAAGACGATTACAGTCGGATAAATGACAGGTTCAAATATTACAATTTGATTCATTTGTCCGGAGAATCAAGAAGATAATAATTAACGCAACTGATTATGACAAAGAATGATTTACCTAAAAGCTCACAAGAACTTATTACCCGCTTTTTGCCCGATAGCGAGCAAGGGGGAGACGTCACACAAGTGGACGAGAAACAATTTCAAGAGGCTTTAATGAATCTCCATCTTGCAATGATGGGGAAAACGGAAAAACAAGTTTATACTCCCGTTTTTTCTTTTTGCTCTGGCACTTTGAACTCGGAGCTTCCGATGATCTGTATTCCTTCTAACAAATACAAGGAGGTTCAAATCTGTTTGAAAGATGGCTGGAGTTATCCAATTGCTACAATCAAACTATCCAATACAAATCGTTTGATTGATGCTGAAAAAACGTATGAAGACACAGCGAAATTGGGCTACGAGATAACCAGACGCTGGAATGCTTTTATCCCGAAAGGAGGTGAAGAATGATTAGCCTGCTGTATGTCGATTTGTTCTGTGGAGCCGGAGGAACTTCGACGGGAGTAGAATTAGCCTGTGTAAGTGACGAACAGTGTGCGAAGGTAGTTGCATGTGTGAACCATGATAAAAATGCCATAGCGAGCCACGCAGCTAACCACCCGGACGCATTGCACTTCACCGAGGATATCCGAACGCTTGAACTTTCTTCTTTAGTTGCACATGTGAACCGAATGAAGCAGATATACCCAGAAGCTCATGTGGTATTGTGGGCGTCGTTAGAGTGTACGAACTTTAGCAAGGCAAAAGGAGGGCTACCCAGAGATGCGGACAGCCGGACATTGGCTGAACACTTGTTCCGCTATATTGAAGCTCTGAATCCTTCGTATATACAGATTGAAAATGTGGAAGAATTCATGTCTTGGGGAGATATGGATGCTAACGGTAAACCTATATCCAAAGATAAAGGACGTTTGTACGAACGTTGGAAACGTAATGTAAAGAGTTACGGATATGAGTTTGAACATAAAATACTTAATGCTGCCGATTATGGTGCATTTACTTCCAGACGTAGGTTCTTCGGGCAATTTGCAGCAAAAGGTCTTCCGATTACATGGCCGGAACCTTCCCATTGCAAAGATGGAAAAATAGATATGTTTTGTAATCTGGAAAAATGGCGTCCGGTGAAAGATGTTCTGGACTTGCAGGATGAGGGTGAATCCATCTTTAACCGTAAAAAGCCGTTAGCAGACAAAACGCTTGAACGTATATTTGCCGGGCTCGTGAAATTTGTTGCAGGAGGAAAGGATTCGTTTATGATAAAATGGAATTCGATGAGCCGTAACGGTGGGTATAATGCTCCTGGTATTGATGAACCTTGTCCGGTGGTTAGTTGCCAAAATAGGTTAGGAATAGCCAACGTTCATTTTTTAAGCAAGTATTATAGTGGGGACCCAGATAGCAAAAATATTCCGGTTTCTGGGCCTGCTCATACTATCAAGTGCAAAGATAACCACGCACTTGTAACATCCGATTTTCTTGCCGCATATTACAGCAATGGTGATAACACAAGTTCCGTTAATAGTCCATGCCCGACGGTATCAACGAAAGACCGGTTTAACTACGTTCAGCCTCAATTTCTTTGTTCCTACAATTTTAATGATGCAGGTAAGGATATCAATGCTCCAAGTCCTACAATTTTAACAAAAGACAGGCTTTCACTTATAGCACCTGTGTTTATAGATCAGCAGTATGGACAGAGTAAACCTGCATCCGCAAATCAACCTTTAGGATGTGTTACAGCTAATCCAAAATATGCACTTGTCACTCCTTGGTTGATGAACACGAATTTCAGCAACGTAGGAAGTAGTTTAGAGCAGCCTGCGCAGACTATCACAGCCAACCGGAAGCATCACTATTTAATGAATCCACAATACCAAAGTGCAGGTAGTTCAATAGATAACCCTTGTTTCACACTGATTGCTAGAATGGATAAGACACCGCCTTACTTCATATCTACGAAACACGGCGTATATGCTTTCCATAACTATTATGGTTGGCTTTCAGAAGTAATACAGAAACGTCCGGTTTTCATTTTCAAAGATGTCGATTCGCTTTGCCCTCCGATATGGAAGATTATAAATTTCATGGTACTATATCAGATTGTCGATATAAAGATGCGGATGTTGAAGATTCCGGAACTGAAAAGAATTATGGGATTTCCAGAGGACTATGTTCTCATTGGTACACAAGCCGAGAAGAAAAAGTACATAGGAAATGCGGTTGAAGTGAATATGGCACGGGTTCTCTGCGAAGCTGTCAGCAGGAAACTACGAGAATTAAGAAAAGTGGCAGCTTAGTTTTATTCAAATTAGTAAGATATGAAAAACGTAGAACTGTTCAACGATCATTTCCAAAACTACAAAGTTTATGGAATCCCCAAAGCGCAGTTAATTATTGCCGACGTCCCCTACAATCTAGGAAATAATGCTTATGCCTCTAACCCTTCATGGTATGTGGATGGTGATAATAAGAATGGAGAAAGCGATAAGGCAGGCAAACAATTCTTTGATACCGATAAAAACTTTCGCCCTGCCGAGTTTATGCACTTCTGTTCCCAAATGCTTGTAAAGGAACCCAAAGAAAAAGGCAAAGCTCCTTGCATGATAATCTTTTGTGAATTTGAGGATCAGTTCCGGTATATTGAACTTGGTAAGAGATATGGGCTAAATAAATACATTAACCTTGTATTCAGAAAAGATTTTTCCGCACAAGTATTGAAAGCCAATATGAAGATAGTCGGCAACTGTGAATATGGATTGTTGCTTTACCGTGATAAGCTTCCCAAATTTAACAACGATGGTCGGATGATATTCAATTGCTTTGATTGGGTACGGGATAATGAAACGCCAAAAGTTCATGATACACAAAAGCCTGTTCCACTTCTTCGTAGGTTAATAGAAATCTTTACCGATAAAGGCGATGTCGTAATTGATCCATGTGCCGGCAGTGGTTCCACCTTATTAGCTGCCGTCCAGTTGGGACGCAGAGCATACGGATTTGAGATTAAAAAAAAGTTCTTTGCTGATGCGAATAAATTAGTATTGTCGCAAGTGCAACAAGCACTATTTCAATAATTCAAAATAATAAAGAAAGGAATAAATAATGAAAAGAGCAAAAGAAGCTTTAGAGATAGTAAATAAAATAGATGAAAAGTACAATCAGACTGGAGCTATCAAACAGTTTACGATTGATATGATTGAGCATTTTTCAGAAGAACTGAATGGATGTGTACTTGGTGAGAGCGAAGTGTCCGAAGAATCTATTCTCGGAAGTTTGAGCTACAAAGCCAATACCGCATTGGAAATATGCGACGACGGTCTTACTGATTTTTATGTGATACAAGAATTGTATGACACTATTAACGAATAACAAAGTAGAAATGAAGAAATATCTTTCAAAAATAGAGGTGCAAATATTGGAGATACTTAAAGTCTTTGGTGAATTATCTGCGAAAGATATAGCAGTATTGTCAGGTAATAGTAGTGTGGAAATTACTGTAGAATGCATTTATATGTATTCTGCTTGCCTTATAGGTAGAACTCATCCGGATAGACCGAAAGAAATATTATATAGCATAACAGAGATAGGGGAAGAGACTTTAACATTATAAAAGATAATAATGATACAATTATGACAAAAGAAGAGTTCTCTAAATTAGAATGGCAACAAATCAGCTATGCAGAGGCTGATGCGGGTTCATGCACTTGGGAACATCATAGATGGTGCATTAAAAGGCAAATTATCCAGCCTCTAAAAAATGGGAAACCTTTTGGAAAAAGCCGCAAAAATTATTTTTATAGAGGAGTACATATTACTTTGAAAAAACTCTTAGAGATCTTATGATATGCAACATATTAATTAGAGTAAAACAAAATAGGAATGAAGAAAAGAAATACAAAAAAAGGAGAGTTTGTCTGTCGTAGACAAAAGCCTTCTGATAAGTCTTTTTCTCTCAAAGAAAGCTATCGGCTTGCCTACTTTGAGGTAATGAATAGACCAGCATATATTATCCGTAAACGGAAGATTAACAATGTTATTTATGTTGGCAGGGATAAAAGGGAAGCCGATAGACTTCTCAAATTCTTTAATAAATAACCCTCAAAAAATAGAAGTATGAAACAGACATTAGAGAAAGCAGCAAAAGAATACGCTGATGGGCTATATGATCCTGATGATAGAGACGTTCTATACAAAGAGACGCAAAAAGATTTTGTGGCTGGTGCCAAATGGCAAGCCAATCAACCTTTGTCTCAAGAGCAGATCGATATCAAATTATCTGAATATATCAATAGTACCAAGTCAGAAGATAAGCTCAAAATAGGACAATTTAGCCTTATTACTATATCTAGCATGGCGATAGATGCTAATTCAGCAAAAACGACATTAAGCACCGAGTTTACTCATAAGGGAAAACGATACAAGGCAGAGATGTTGATAACCCAAAAGGAAGTTTAATTCTAATCAATACAAGTATGAAACAATTTAAAGGCACACCCGGTCCTTGGGTCTTTGATGATTTAGCAATGAAAATCAAAGGTTCAGGAGATGTAGAAGGAATGACAGTAATTGCAAACGTTAGTCCGAGAATGGACTACTCAAGAGGAATGACAACCCAATGCAGAAATGCTGTGCTAATATCTAAGGCTCCCGAAATGTTGCATCTACTTAATAGTATGATGTTATCCATGAGAGCTCACCCAGATTACATGAGTGGCGAGAATCAAGAGTTTATCGATTATGTGGAAATGGCGGAAGAAATGATCGACAAAGCAATAATTTAATTCTTAACAAAAGAGTAATGAAGAAGATTGTAAAATGCGAAGTCGAACTTCCTGCCGGAGTTGAAAACGATGGAATGCTAGAAGACTTATTATCTACTAAAATCGAAGATGCTTTCGCTGAATCGTATGGTGTGAATGGAGATGATATTATTGCGTATAATGTCGAAGTGATAAATGAATAACAAATAAAGAAATGAAGGACATAGAATTGAAAATAGCTGAAATATTAGGGCGTGTTGCTCTTGATAATGATATGAAGATTCCTGATGATATTCAGCGATTAGCGAGAGCTACAAGGTATTTGGCTATTCAGATTGAGAAAAATGCTAAAGGTGTGGATATGTCGCAGGATATTATGAAATATACTGTAGCTATATTGGATAATACTATTGCGAAAGCTGTGCCGAAAGATACTAGAGTAGTGTCTGAAACGAGAAGAATTGACGCAACGTCAACGATAAGGTCAGATAAATAAAAAATAATTATGAGTAAAACGAAGATTATTATTCCCCACGAGGGAGTAAACGAAATTCCAAAAGGTTATAAACCTCTTATGACAAGCGAAGGAAAGTTAGTCGCCATTGTTCCGGAAGGAATGACAAAGAATGATGTGTACTGGATAAAGACTGAAAGGATTATTCCGGTTATAGATTGGGAACAACGACGTTATGAATTGGCGAAAGCTGCAATGCAAGGGTACTGTGCTAACTCGCTTGAATATGTAGTTAGTTCTGCCAATCATGAAAATATTGCCGAATGGTCTGTTTCAACTGCTGATGCAATGATTAAATTATTGAAAGAGATGATGGAATCAGTAAGCCAATTGATTGAATCAGTGAAGTCCGGTGGTAGACCTTCTTTTATCGGGGTTCTTTTAAGTGAATCCCAGATTGAAGAGTTGCGGCCTTATGTGGATGATGAGTACTATAACAATGTATTAAAATCCCGGCTGAAAAAAACTAATTAACTATCTGTGGCTAGGACTTGTAAACATCTTGTATTCGTTTTCTAGCAACTTTTTTACACGTGGTTTATTGATGTATTGCGTTGTTTGCTTTCTAACTATTCCGTTCTGCAGAAAAATAATTGTTTTGTTTTGCTCTCGGACTATAAAGCTCAATGCTATAATCACAAAGATAAGTGCTAGGTAGCCCAAAGCGATTAAATACACTATTTCTCTGTTGAAATAGAAGAAGTTTTTTAAAGTTCTAAAGTTGCTCATGCTTGCTATGTTTTTAAAAGAACGTGCCCGAAAATAACTACGCCCTTCATAGAGGTGCGGCAAACAACCCAACAAGGAAGCATAGATACAACGGGCACGTATATTGTGATAATGCAATACACGAACACCGTCCATTCTATTTCCTTGTTTTGAAAATTGCCGCTTTCTATGAAGGAGAGACTGAACGTCAATCGATACTCTATTTAAGTATCGGTGCAAATTTAATAAAAAGATTACAAAAACTTATCATTATGGATGCAAAACAATTTTTCAAGAGAGTTTCTTACATGCGGAAACTTCAAAAGGAATACTTTCAAACTCGTTCTTCTACTGTTTTGCGGCAGTGTAAGCAGGTGGAGAAGGAGATAGACGATGAAATTGAGAGAGCGAATAAGATAGTTGCGGAGCAACAACCAAAGCTTTTTTGATTATGAAGCGAATTTCGTTTAACACTACTGATGCTGACATCTTCCTTCGTATAGCTAAAGTCGCTAAGAGTGGAACTTTTGACGGCTCCGCGCATACTGATTATCTGGAAAGCTGCCGGTGGTTTGTAGAGCGATATGATTGTATTATCATTCTTACTCGTGATGTTGGATATCATACATCTGGATGGTGGAAGAATCCAGACTACGAACGTTGTTATCATTTGTCTATCTCTTTTCCGGGTGGGCGAGATATTAGGAAGTTAGAACACATTCTGGAAAAGTTCTTCGGGAATAATCGTCGTTTATTGTGGTGTGAACCTCCATATAGTAAACAGGGTAAACAGGCAGAAGTGTATCATTATCGTTTGTTTTGTAATGAGAATTGGCAACCAATAATGCCACGTGGAGAAGTCTATTCTAAACAGTTTACCGAACAGGGGTGGAAATCATATTCAGAACTACATGGTAGAAATCAATAACAAATAGTAATCATGAGAAAAGAACAAACCAAAGTTTATGTATTGATGCTTTCGAAGGAGTTTCCTAAAGAGCATCCGAAAGCCGGAGAACAAACCGGATTTAAAGAAAAGTTAGAGCTGGCGTTGAAAGCGCAAGAGCAAGCAGAAGAATGTGCTACCTGCGGTGGTGACTGCAAAACTTGCTATTGTCCTCCGGTATCTGGGATGATGAAAGTACACACTATCCGAACCAATTTAGAACGTTGGTCGGATATCATGCAAAAAGTACAGGAAGGGAAAGCTGTTATCTCTGTCCGGCAATGGAAAGGAAGGCCCTACGAAAAAGGGAATGTCCAGGTAGAACTTTTCCGTCTCGGCAAAGATGATGGCGTAGGACTTCAAACCTTGAGTGTCATGGAGTATACCGATGTCGGCGACGGGATAGAACGTGCAGTTTATTGTATCGACGGGAAACCAATGCCGATGCTTACTCTGAAACAAATAGCGGAGAACGACGGGCTGACTGTTGAAGATTGGAAAGCGTGGTTTACTGGAATAACATTCGACAAGCCGCTGCCGATCATACACTTTACCAAATTTAGATATTGATTATAAACCATTAAAATTTACGATTATGCAAGACGTAGAGAAAAGTTTAAAACCTCTTCAAGAGGGAATTATTAAAGAATCCGGATTAGAAGTACTTCACAACAACTTGAAGTCAGAAGAAAAACCGACTACAGTAAAACTGAATCCGGCAATCATTGTTCCGGTCCCATTGAAACGAAAACGATTAAGCGATGAATTGATTGAGGAACTGAATGCCACCTACGAACGTCCGGCCATCTGTAAAGATAAACATGGAGAGTACAAAGAAGGTGCTTTCCTACACGGTTCCAATTTGGTTATGACAAGTATATTAGAAGGACGTTGGCATCTGACTGTGAAATCAGATAAACCGCTTTCAATCTATGAAGTAAAAGCTGCACGGTATAAGTTTATTCCGGACGATGCTTACATGACACTTGTTTTCCCAAAAAGGTCAGAACTTGAAAAGTTTACTTCTCCACACAGTATGCAAATGATAGAGATTCAAGTCACCCAAAAAGAATAATTTTTGAGAGGGGGGGACTATAGGGGGGGAGAGGTGGTATTTTGTATAGTTTAAAAAGATAGTTTGAAGATGATTAAAAAATACGCTTTTGTTATCGGCATAGATACCGGAGTAAATACCGGAGTTGCCACATGGAATGTTACTGCAAGAAAGTTTGAGTTGATAAAGACTACCGCAATTCATAAAGCAATGATGTATGTGATAGAAATGTATAAAACGTACGGAGGAAGTATGTTAGTTCGTGTTGAAGATGCGCGATTAAGAACATGGTATCAATCTAGTTATAAGACAAGAGAAGAAGAAAGGGAAATGCTGCAGGGGGTTGGATCAGTTAAACGTGATGCTAAGATATGGGAGGACTTTCTAACTGATATTGGTATACCCTTTGAAATGATTCATCCTAAGGATTCAATAACTAAAGTCAATGCTCTGACATTCAGGAATATAACTAAATACGATAAACCGACGAATGAACATTCTCGTGATGCTGCGATGCTTGTGTTTGGGTATTAGACAGTAGGTTGATATTGGATATTGTGCGTTTATTAGACGATTTTTCTTTTAAAGATACGTTTAATAAACGTACTTTCTTTATATTTGCCAAGTAGTTACAGATGTTACATCTTAAAAATTAGTGTGAAAATGGAAGGATTATCAAGTTTAGAGGGTTGGGCTCTGATTGCGACATACTTTGTTGCTATGATGATGCTCGTTGTGTTCCTACGAAAACACAAAAAGACGAAAGAAGAATTTTTGGTTGCTAACCGATCTATGCCGTGGTTGCTTACAGCTTTTTCAATGGCTGCTACTTGGGTGTGGGCTCCGTCGATGTTTGTTGCATCGGAAAAAGCATATACGCAAGGTTTAGCCGGTGTGTTTTGGTTTGTAGTTCCGAATGTTCTTACATTGATTCTGTTTGCTTTCTTTGCCAATAAGATGCGTAAGCTCCGGCCGGATGGTTGGACATTCTCGGATTATATTCGTGAGAAGTATTCGAAACGTTGCCATAATCTGTATCTCATTGAATCGTTCGGGCTGCAGACGATGAGTTTTGCCGTTCAGTTGCTGGCCGGAGCAACCATCTTTTCAAAGATTACAGGAATATCGTTTACAGCAACTACTATTGTCATGGCTGTATGCCCGCTTTTGTACACATTTGCAAGCGGGATTCGTAGCAGTATCGTTACTGACTTCTGGAAGATGCTTTGGATCGTGATTGTTTTATTGCTTGGATTGCCTATAATGTTTTCAAGTGCCGGACCGAATGCACTGTTTAATGGTCTAGGTGGTATCACTGGAGATTTTGGTAGTTTATTCTCTGCTACCGGAATAATGGTGGCCCTGTCTTTTGGTATTCCTACAACAATCGGTCTGTTGTCCGGAACCTTCGGGGACCAGATGTTCTGGCAGCGGGTGTTTTGTGTGAAAGCTGACAAAGTGAAGCGCACAATGATAACCGCTGCCTTTATTTTTGCCGCTGTACCTATTTCTTTGGCTGTATTTGGCTTTTTTGCAGCCGGAACAGGTTTGGCTATATCCGACACACAACTGACAAATGTAGGGGCTGTGATGGCTTTCTGTCCTAAATGGTTCTTATACCTGTTCTTTGTGCTTATACTTTCCGGACTGATATCAACCGTTGATAGTATTATTTGCGCAGTGAGTTCCGTTGCCGGACATGACGTAGTGAAACGGTTATCCATGAATGAGAAATGGCATGGTCGGATTCAGAAGAATATTTTTCTTTTTATCCTTTTTGCCAATGAAGTACGGGCAGCCCGATTCGCTATGATTGTTGTTACTATCATCGCTATTCTGATAGCAAACATTCCTGGTCTAACGATTTTATATCTTTTCTTGCTGTATGGGACCCTACGTTCCTCGGTAATGCTCCCAACGGTGTTCGCTATTCTCGGCAAAAGAATGAGCGAAAGAGGGCTGTTTTACGGCATCCTAACGAGCATGATTGTAGGTTTACCAATATTCGCTTATGGGAACTTCACAGGTAACATTCCGATGATCGTATTCGGTTCTCTTTTCACCATCCTGGCATCAGGGATTATGGCAGTTCGTCGTAAACCTTTGCAGCGTGGCTCAATGGAAGTGGCTATAAAGATAGACCGAACCGATATGGACAAACGTATTGCAGAGATAAAAGCGGTACATGGTGAATACTTAGCTTGTGCAGAAAAGATGGAAGCTCACATTCGTACATTTAGAGCATTGACCGAATCTGCAAGAGGAACAGCAAGGGATATAAGAAAATCAGTTTCTCAATACAAACGGTTACAGGGGAAGAAGTCACTGAATAGAAAAAAATCACGTAGAAAATGAGAAAGCTATTTATCATCATTACATTGATTGTTGTGTCGTTGGTAGCCAGAGCGCAAGTTTACGACGGTATTACTCAACCAACCAAGTTCCGGATATTCATGCCGGTTACTACTTCTCTGCATGGTAACGGTTCTACCGTTGCTCCTTTTGTCGGCTATCGGGCAGATGTTGCGAAGTGGTTATCTGTTACTCAGGTGTTGCAGTATAACATGACATCCGAAGCTGTTTCCTTTGGCGCATGGCTGAATGTGAACTATCAGCAACGGTTTTATCTTTTGGCACGTTCAACGTACAATACGAAAGAAAAGATGTTCACCGAAACATTGTCCGGTACTATAAAACTCCCTGCTGGGTTCATGATCGATGCGACTTGGGATAATTTGTACAATGGTCGGAAGTTCATGGACGGTGACCGTCTGCAGGTGCTTGGAGGTCTGGATTATGGACGATTCGTTTTTAATGCCGGATATTCTATGCGTGCGCTGCCTGGATTCGTGACAAACATCCGGTTTAGGGTGACAAAGTATAATTGGCTACAACTGAAATACGATGAAGGTGCAAGAGCTTTCATTACGAGTGTGGCTCTACAATTCAATGAGCTATGAAAGCGGTTCTGGGTAAAAAGCAAACATCATCGCACACTGACTGGCTTCGTGTATTCTCCAACATCGAGCAATATGTATCGAAGCAGGAAACGGATAATCTGGTAGATCGCTTAGTCGAGCAGGTGAAGCCACATATCCACGGCAAACGTGTTGCTTATGCTTGGAGTGGTGGAAAAGATAGCATTGCTCTTGGTTTTATAATGGAACAGGCCGGAGTACATGACTGTTTGCTCGGGCGTTGTAATCTGGAATATCCAGCTTTTATGCAATGGATAGACAAACACCGACCGGTAGGACTGGAAATTATCAACACGGGGCAGGACCTTAGATGGTTGGCATCTCATCCAGAGATGTTGTTTCCGAATGATTCATCTTTGGCTGCAAAGTGGTTTAGCATCATCCAACATCGGGCGCAAGATGCCTATGTGAAGAATCACAAAACGGATATTCTTTGTCTTGGTCGAAGAATACAAGATGGGAACTATGTAGGGCCAGGTGGAATGTACACCAATACAAAGGGTATCACCCGTTTTTCTCCTATTGCCGATACCAGGCATGAGGAAATTCTTGCGATCATCCATTATTATCATCTTCCAATGCCTCCGATTTATTCTTGGCCGCGTGGCTTTCGTGTTGGTACACATTGTTGGGCTTCACGCCAATGGTGTGGTAGCGTAGAAAATGGTTTTAGGGAAGTTTACGAAATAGATAGTAGCTTGGTAGAGGAAGCTGCTAACTATATACCTTCTGCGAGGCAGTTCTTGCAGGAGAAAGTTTAATCAATCAAATTTTGTGTAGGAATGAAAAGGAAGTTAGAAACAAAGAAAGTACTCCTGTCAGAGTTGAAGGAGTTTCCGGGTAATCCAAATGTGCATCCGGAGGAACAAGTGAAGGCTATTGCCGAAAGTATGGAACGATACGGGCAGTATTATCCGATCATCGTTGATGAAAACATGATGGTTCTTTGCGGTCATGGCAAGAAAAAGGCTTTGGAATATCGTGGAGAGAAAGAGGCTTCTATTACGGTCATGTATGGTTTGACTGACAAAGAAAAGAAAAAACTCGTTCTGGAAGACAATAAGATTCAGACAATGTCTCATGTGAATTTTGGGGACGTGGAGAAGATTATTAAAGAAATTGGAGATGTTGATATTATCGGCTTTACTCCAGAATATCTGGATGCGATCATCAATGAAGTTAGCACTGACAATATGGGAGTGAATTTTGCGGAACCGGTAAAGAAGGAGCAGCAGTTCACATCAGAGAAAGAGGTTGCCGACATTCAGGAAGTCGATGAAATTGAAGCTGGCATGCAAACAGCCCGTACAATGGTGTGTCCGCATTGCGGCAAGGAGATAACAATTTAATCATAGAGCTATGGATAAGAATGTTGATTTATTCAAACCACTTCGGGAAATTCAGTTTGTAGACCGGGATAAGGTGAAGCCGAATGACTATAACCCCAACAAGGTTCTGGAAAAGAATCTGAATCTCCTTATGCAAAGCATCTTGACGAATGGTTTTTGTTTTCCCATCGTAGTGCGTCCGGACTTTACGATCATTGACGGGTTTCACCGTTGGCTTGTGTCCGGCAGGGAACCGCTAAAGACAATGCTCGGCAATAAGATTCCTATTGTAGTAGTGGCACATAAAGACGAAAGTCAAGACATGTATGGTACTGTCACTTTCAATCGTGCCCGTGGTACTCATCTGCTTGAACCAATGGAAAATATAGTGAAAGCTTTATTGGAGAAGGGAAAAAGTGTGGATGAAATCTCTAAGGAAATAGGGATGAGTAAAGAAGAAATCTTCCGGTTATCAAAGATTGACAGGGAAGAGTTTCTAAAGCTCATTACCCAACGTGGTACGCAAAGATTTAGTAAAGCCCAAATCATTCGCAGATGTACGTAAAGGATTTAGATATAAACGTTGTTGATGCTACCGAGCGTAGGATTCTCGAAGCATTCAATAAGAATCAAAAAGTTGCCGTCAGTTTCTCTGGCGGCAAAGATTCTATATGTATGTGCGATATGCTGATAAAGACAATGCAGAAATATATAATTCCGTTTAGTCGCATTATCGTAGTGTTCTTTGACGAGGAAGCCATTTATCCAGATGTTGAGCAGATTGCACTTGAATGGCGCTCACGTTTCATGTCCTTGGGGGCAAAGTTTTATTGGTTCTGTTTGCCTATACGCCATTATAATTGTTGCAATAGGCTAGCGAATGATGAAAGCTTTATCTGTTGGGAGCCAGGCAAAGAAAGCGTGTGGGTGAGACCTATGCCTAAGTTTGCTATTCGCAATCACTCGAAGTTTCGTATGGGGATGTCATATCAGGAATTTGGGGCGAAGATTTTTAAAAGCGTTCCTCAAATGATAGGTCTAAGAATGGCAGAATCTATTCAACGCCGACAGTCCATAGCATCAATCAGGATTTCTACATTTCTTTATCCAATATACGATTGGCGTGATAATGATGTTTGGCTGTATATCAAATTGAATAACCTTACTATTCCTATGACCTATATCTACCTGTATAAGACAGGTGTACCGTTGAATAAACTTCGTATTAGTCAGTTTTTTAGCATTGATACAATCAAGTCATTACCCAAGGTTATGGAGTTCTACCCGGATTTGTATGAGCGGGTGATTCGCAGAGAACCAAATGCAGACCTTGTTATGCTTTATTGGGATACTGATATGTTCCGGAGTTCTAAGCAAGACCGGAAGTTTGAGCAAGATAAGGAAAAGGATTATCGGGTCATATTCCGAGATACAATGAAAAAGGCCGCTTTACATCAAGACTTATATCCTGGTTATAAATTGGCTAAACATCTTTATGTTAAAATGTCCGGTAGGGAATCTTCAAAAACGTGTCAGTTGTCTTATCAGTTATTGATAGCGGGGGACCCGAAGAAACGTTCCTATCGTGCTATTTTAGGGGCTATCTATAGAGAGAGGGGAGGAGGAATATAAAATGCCTAAGGCCGAAGAGGACATTCAGAAAGATAAAGAAAAGTTGCTCGATTCATTGAAGGAATGTAGCGGTATTGTCACGTTTGCCTGTGAGAAGGTTGGACTCTCACGGCAGACGTTCTATCGTTGGTATCGTGAGGATGCGGAATTTAAAGAACGTGCCGATGCTATCAATGAATTGCAGATCGATATTGCCGAGGCCTCCCTTCTGAAAAAAATACAGAAGGGAGATACTACGGCTATCATATTCTATCTGAAAACCAAAGGCAAAAGTAGAGGATATACAGAACGTAAAGAGATTGTCGCCCCTGATGGAGTGGGGGTACAGGTAACAAGCAAAGACTTTGATGTGTCGAAGTTATCGGAGGAAGAAAGAAAAGTATTGTTGGGTATTGCAGAAAAGCAGGATAAAGCAGCAAAAGAGTGAGTTTAGGACAGGTAGATATATTGAGCATGGCAAGAGCCGTCCAGGCGGATGAATGTAGGAAATCCTTTTTCTACTTCGTGAAAACGTTTTGGGCGGTTATTATACCGGAAACTCCGGTTTTTAATTGGCATATTCCGTATCTGTGTGAAGAACTTCAAGAGCTATCTGGCTATATCGTACGCAGAGAGAAGAAGCCTTATGACATCGTGATAAACATTCCACCTGGTTCTACGAAATCGACAATAGTGACTATTATGTGGCATGCATGGCTTTGGACGCAGGATGCACGGTTGAGGATTATTTCAAACTCCTATTCGGGTGACTTGTCGTTAGAACATGCTTCGAAGTCGAAGGACATCATCACTTCTGACTTGTATCGTACTTTGTTTCCGGAAGTGGTGATAAGACACGATAAGTCCGGTAAAGGTAGTTATGAGAACATAAAGGGAGGCGCCAGATATTCTACTTCGACAGGTGGTACAATTACCGGAAAGCACGCGCATGTGATTATCAACGACGACCCTGTAAATCCCAAACAGGCGGAGTCTCCTGCAATGAGATTACAGGCGAATGACCATACTAAAACGCTTTCGTCCCGTAAGGTTGACAAAAAGAATACTCCGATGGTAACTATTATGCAAAGATTGCATGATGATGATGTGACGGGGTATCTGCTGAAAAAGAAAAAGGATAAGATTAGGCATATATGCCTACCAGCAGAAGTGTCGGAGAGGGTGAATCCTCCGGAGCTGAAAGAACGTTACATTGACGGGCTTCTGGACCCTGTACGTATTGACAGGGAGGTGATAGATGAAGCAAAGATTGACCTCGGTAGTCGTGGGTATGCCGGACAGTATGAACAGGCTCCTTCGGTTGAAGGTGGTAATATCGTCAAAGCAAGTTGGTTCGGGCATATTCCTTTGTCGCAATTCCTCGCTATTCGTGGCGGTGTTCCGATTCACTTCTTTCTCGATACTGCCTATGATGAGAAAAAACAGAAAACGGACAATGACCCGTCCGGAATACTTGCTGCATGTCGGATACAGAACTGTTTGTACTTGTTCCATGCGCAAAAGGTCTGGAAGGAGTTTCCTGAATTAATGAGGTTTATTCCAGATTATGTGCGGGCACATGGATATGATAGCCGGAGCACGATCAGAATAGAACCGAAGGCAAATGGTATAACTGTCATTCAGGCAGTAAAGAAGTACACTAAACTGAATGTAACCAGAACACCAGCACCAACGGACAGCAAGGAAGTGCGACTACACGGTGTCTCGCCTAAAATAGAGTGCGGCCGGGTGATATTGGTGGAAGGTGATTGGAACGAAGAGTTTATAGATGAGGTGAGCCAGTTTCCGGCAAAGACACATGATGAGTATGTAGATATTCTGGTTTATGCAATCAATTATCTTCTGGATGATGATTATGCGGAATTATCAGATGAAGATGAAGAATATATTTTAAGTGCTTTAGGTGGTTAATTTTTAATGTTGTAATTATGGGATTGTTTAATTGGATTGTTAATGGTGTGAATGCGGCTGTTGGTCGCAATCAGGAGTTTGAACAGTTGTTGAAAGCTAAGGATGTGAACCGCGCGCTTTCACAAATGACGGATAACTCTGCAAAGGTTGAAGCTGCTTTGAAGGTATATGATACCCAGCAGCATGAGGTGATGAATAGGCCGAATAAAGCGGTGTTTGGTAAAAAAGACCCTGCATCGGGTAAACGTAAGTTTCTACGTTGGGAAGAAAAATGGAAGATACCTATTCCCTATCCGGTTTTTATCAATGAGATAGCTCTCGTATTCTTGTATGGTCGTCCTCTGAAATGGACGCAATCATCTAAGGGGACAGACCGGGCTTTTTCCAGATATATCGATTTGATTAAAAGTACCCGATTCAATGCGAAGGTTCGCGAAGCAAAACGTCTGGCAGGCGCGGAAGGGCAAAGTGCGTTGCTCTTTCATACCTATCGGAACGATGAAGGCAAACCGGATTGCCTTATCAAAGTCGTAGCCAGAAGTCTGGGTGATGATATATATTTCCGTAAAGACCAATTCGGACGAATGATGTGCTTTGCACGTGGGTATAACTTACAGGAAGTAGGCGGTGAAATCAAATACCATGTTGATATACATACAAAGAATACGATATATCACTGCAAACGTGCTCCTATGGGTTGGGATATTGAGGAAGAGGTGAATCTTGCAAAGAAGATATGCGTGGTTCTTTTTGAGCAGGAACCGGAGTGTGCTGGTGTTGAACCTATGATGCACCGTAAAGAAATGATGGTAAGCCGTAGAGCCGATGTCAATGATCGTTTTTCTGATCCTGCTTTAGTTGCTGATGCGGATATTGTTAATTCTCTTCCGGAAAAAGGTGAGGATAGCAAATTTTTTGCTTTGAAACCTTCGTTAGACGGTTCTAAAAAACCGGATATGAAATATCTGACGTGGGATAATGCACCGGAAAATCAGAAGCAAGAAGCGGAGGAGTTGGACGATAAGATTCATCGTTTCACTTTCACCCCTAAAATAGACTTTGATACGATGAAGAGCCTTTCCCAGATTTCGGCTAAAGCATTGAAACAGCTTATGCTTTTGGCTGTAATCAAGGCGGACAGACATAAAGAAAGACACGATGAGTATGCAGATCGTATAGCTAGTGTCCTTATTGCTATAATTGGTAACGTTCTGGATATTTCTCTTCGAGGTGAGTGTGATAACCTAGTCGTGGAACATGAATTTCAAGAACCGTTCGGAGAAGATATTGAAGCCGTATTAAAAAATCTGATCTCAACTAAAAATGCCGGTGGTATGTCTGATGAAACATTTATCGAAATGAATCCGATCATCAAGGATGCTAATCTGGAAAAAGAGCGTTTGAGAGCCCAACATGAGCAAGAGTTGCAGGAAGAGAAGGACCGGTATAAACAAGATATTTTCGGTAGTGCAGAATAAAAGGCATGGCAAAGATTGATGAGAACAAGTATAAACGGGCATTACTCCAACGTACCGAAGGATATGCTGCAAGCGTCCGGGTAATCTACCTGGATGTGATGGAACGGCTTATCTCTTTAGCGTTGGAGGTAGAACCAATCCACGACCCTAAGAAGCCTTTTTCTTTCACAGACTATCCTACTATATCAGATAAGGCAAACGTCTTGCTACGGGAATTATATACCCGCGTATATCAACAAATACGATCTGGTGTCATTAATGAATGGGAGCAGGCAAATTTGAAATCGGATGAACTTGTTCGGTCCGTGTTTGGTAAGAAGGTCGTGGATAACGAGCATTTTGCTCGCTACTTTGGGCGTAACAAGAAAGCTATGGATTCTTTCTTTGCACGAAGGTCCGGAGATGATGGATTGAACCTGTCTCAACGTATTTGGAAATATGAAGGACAGTTCCGGCAAGAAATGGAAATGTCTATTGATTGTTGTATCGGGCAAGGAATGTCGGCAAATACGATGGCGGCAAAGGTGAAAAAATACCTGAATGAGCCGGATAAGCTATTTCGACGAGTTCGTGATGAACGGGGAGAGCTTGTTTTATCAAAGAACGCAAAAGCTTATCATCCGGGGGCAGGTCAATATCGTAGTAGTAGCCGCAATGCTCAACGTTTGGCACGGACGGAGCCTAATATTGCATATCGGACAGCCGATCATGAAAGGTGGGCCCAACTTGATTTTGTTGTAGGGATTGAAATAAAACTCTCAAAGAATCATCCGGAAAAGGATATTTGCGATAAACTAGCGGGAGTATATCCAAAAGACTTCAAGTTTACGGGATGGCATTCTAACTGCATGTGCCATGCGATTAGTGTACTTGCTTCGGATGATGAAGTAGATATGCTCACTGATAAGATTCTTGCCGGAGAGGATACAGCGGGATTCAAATCGAAAAATGAAGTTACTGAACTGCCAAGTGAGTTTTATTCATGGATGCAGGAAAATGAGGGACGAATTGAAAAGGCAAATAACCGTGGTACTCTTCCGTATTGGATAAAGGATAATCCGCAATATACAGGCGTGAAAGCTAAAGCGATGAACACCGGAGAACGAATGGAGATTCGTAAGAAGTCAAAGGAGAAATATCAATCTTATGGGGAAGAATGGACGAAAGCCTATTTTGATGAGTACAGCGGTGGATTTAATGTTTATCATGCTGAACACCAGTTTACCAACACTGAAGGCGGTGGTGATGCTGAAAAGATGGTTGGTAAGCTATTAGCAAAGAATAATGGAAAACAGGTAGAATTCCTGCCGGAGAATGGTAAAGGCAAAAGTGTACCGGACTTAATGTTTGACGATCATACATGGGATGTGAAATACATTGATAATGCCAATGAGAATACTATTCGCAAATACATGAAGGATGCTCGGAAAGCTGATCGGGCAATATTCTATTTTACGAATGATAAGTACCAAGAGCTTCGTTCTGCTATTAATCGGGAGGTCGGACGCTTTAAAGGTATGGATAGGATAGGGGAGCTTCCGGACGTCTACTACATGGATAAAGAGGGATTGCTAAAACTGTTGTGGAAGTTATAGGTATTATTAAGGAGATTGATTATTTTTATATTTATCTTTGTAAAAAAATAGAGTATGAATGAGTCTTTATCATGGAGTGCTATCATTGCACTTATAGCATTTACTATTCAACAAGTGGTTAAAATTGTTTTGGATATTATAAAAAGCCGTTCAGAGATTGTTTTTAGTAAACTTCATCAAGAACGTGCGGAAGTTGTTAAACAGGTATTTCAGAAAATGACAATCCTGCAGCAAACTTTAATTGATTTAACTAGTATGGCGCAAATTGTAGATAAGAGTGAATCAAAAGAGGATATTCAAAAAAGGTTGAATAGACAATTTAATCAAGCATATATTGAAGCATTGAATTTCTTTTCTTTAAATAGAATTTTTTTGTCACATGGTTTGTGCAATAAAATAAATGATTTGTTATCTGGAATTAGAGTGGCTGCTTTGGATTATGAATATTCATGTAGTACAATAGAAGGAGGTCTTAAATGTAATAACAGGGAATTGATTACAAATGGGACAAGAGAAAAACGACAAATTAGAGATCAAGTACGTAACGAACTGTCGGATTTGTTGAATGAGTTAGAAGACGAATTTAGAAAGCTTCTCGGTGCAAAATAAAAAATAGGCATAGAAACCGTATTTGCTTGTTTTTAAGAAAGACTATTGATTCCATTAGTCATTGCTTACACAAAAGACATACGGAGTGATATATTTAGTAAGAGTAACATAAAGGCTATGTAATTCTCTGATAGAACGAAAATTGAATATTAAAGATAAACGTTCATAGTCGTTTTTAAAGAAGTCTTTTGATATTCCATTCATGGAGTGAATATTATTATAAAAGACACATCTAGAGATACTGTCTAAGGTTGAAATTAACACTTCGTCTTCAAATATAATATTGGGAATATTATTTATTTTATTGATTTTCTCAAATATACTTTCTGCTGTATAATTCAAGCTTTTAGCGTCAGTACTTATGGAATATGCATTTTGAGCCAATACATTTTGATCTATTTCCATATCAAATGAGCAGACTGTTTCGAATTCAATATGAGTTCCCTTTTTTATTTTTGAAAATTCTTTTACTGGTATTTTTCTATAATATTTGTCCTTAACTTCTAGTGAGTAGGTTTTAGTGACATACGCTAGCACCATCTGCATATTATTAGCTATATAAAGCAAATCACTTGATATAATACTTCTAATGACTTTTTCCTTTCTTTTCTCTGGTTTGTACACTAGGATATAGTAGAAGAAAGTACTTGTAATAACTCCAATACTAAAGTCTATAATTAAACTGTTTATTTTATCTATCTTGTCTACAGGATAGTCGCATTCAAAAGATGGAATCCAACCAAAAACGATTTGGATCAATAGAATTATCGAGACGATATTGAGTATTGCTAAAATTAGATGCAGTTTCTTCATGTTTAGATTTAAATTAAAAAATGGGCGGATTATTGCTCCGCCCGGGCTGGTGCAGAAAGCGGGAACATAACTTCCCTCACTCTTTCCACAATGCAAATGTACAAATAAGTTTTAGGAAAACAATAACTTATACCCTATATCCCTCTGATTTTAATCTTTCTAGCTCGTCTGATATTATCTGCTCAAAATATTTAGCAGTAACATTAGGTATGACGAACCACACTGGGCGGGCTCTTGAGACTGGCATTCCTAAACAAACTTTCTTTCCGCTGATTTTGTCTGAATCGTCCCATTCCTTTCTGCTGACGTTCCATCTCATTCCATATACTTTGCTACCTTCCCATTCTAATTCTGCTATTGAAAAAGAATAAAGCCCTCCATCAAATATGACTCTGACAATTTTCATGAATTTTTGGGGCGAAGTTACCTGATTTGGCTTAAAGTAAATCATAATTTTTATAATCTTTAATTTTTGTATTGCAAAGATAATCAGAATATAATTGTTTTGCAATGTTGCGAATTAAGAAAGAAAGGGCGTCCGTTCCGGCCTTGCCCTTTCTTTCTTAAAGATTTGAAACGCTTAAAAACGCCAAAAATTATTTTTCTTTCTTTTTCCTTCTTAATTCACCTAATCGGATAGTGCATTTGTCGTTGCTGTACGGCTTTTCCTCTAGGTGAAATTTAGACTTTAGATAGCCGTAGCTTATTCCTAGCTGTTCAGCGGAGAAAGTGCCGTAGATGGCAGCTTGTGAGCCAAAATAGAAATGCTTCTCCGATTTTCCATCTACTTCTATTGGTTCAGAGAGTTCTACGTGATATACTTTACTTGTCTGCTTCATTTTGCTTTCTTGTTTTCTTTGAATATTTCATCGAATAATTCAATGTATTGTTCGCTATTAGAAACTGTGATGTAGTTTCCTTTTACATTCTGCTCAATATAAATATGCGGTTCGGATTGACATATAAATTCTGATATGAAATTATCTCCATCTCTGAACCAGCTCACACTTGCTATTTGTTTTGCGCCAAATAGTTTAATTAATTGTGTACCGCTTTGGATGAGCATCTTCCTACGTAATTTTTCATCTAAATGATTACTATCAGCAATTGTTTTAAGCGCTTCTCCCAAATCTAAAATGAATTTTCTTCGAATATCTTCATCTTTGAATGCTTTTCTAATTTCGCTCTCGATATTTCCGGATATGTCATATCCTCTTATATACTTAATTTCTCCGGGTCTGTCAAGTGGAAGAATAAACTCTGCACCTTTGTATTTCTTTTCATTTAGAATTTTATGAATGTGTACACCTGTACCCCACTCAAATGGTCTGCCTGTTCCACTATCATGGTTGTCAATTCGGATAGTTTGATTTTTTAATATGCTTGTAAGTTTCTTCATGTTACAGTGTTTTTCATTTTTGCAAATTTAGTTCAAATATAAAGTATCTGATAGAATTTCTGCAAATTTTATTAAAGGTAACCCGAAGGCTACCGATTAAACATCCCCCCACAATTTAACTGCAAGATCATAATTCTTTTGAGCCTCGTTTACTGCTTTTTTTGCGTATGGCAAAGAGAAAGAGTGCTCACGTGGGTACTTGCCGGATTTTAATCCTGCATGGTATTCTTTTGCTTCTTCAAGTTTATGCTCGTATAGGTCGATGCTTTCCGGCATAGACAGATTAATGGTGTTGGCTCTTTTCTCCCAATACTTTGCTTTGTTTTCATGTTCGTAAGCCTTATCGCTGAACTCTGCACATTTACCCATATTGTTCCAGGCATCATCTATCATTTTACGATGTCCTCGTTCGCTATGGTGTCCCACTTTGATAGGCTCGCCTAAAGAAAGGAAATCTCGATGTTTGTTTGATCTTTGAAAATGCTCATTACTCTTTTGCGCTGCTGATGCAGCCCATTCATGACGACGTTCTGCTCTTTGCTTTGCCCATTCTTGAACATTGAACCCGTCAGCTCTAACAATGGAGTAATAGTAAAAACCATCTTTCTCAAACATTAAGTTAAACACTATGCTCTCATTCTCTTTACCATATTTAGTCGATACCAAAATAGTTTCTCCTTTTTCGTGTTGTTCACTGCACTTTGCCAAAAACACATTTGGCACAAATTTACTATATGTATTCATAATTAAGTATGTTGGGCAAGGCTTCCACCCTGCTGTTTAAACTTATATTGCTGCTTTCAATTTTTTTATATCTCTTATTAGTTTTTCTTGCCTTGCTACTTCATTATCTGTCATTCCGTCAAGACCTATACTTGCATACCATTCTGCATTATTGATAGCCTCTTCTAACGCTTTCTCTTTTTGCTCAATCATTTTATTGATAGCTGTTTTATCACCGATTTCAATTAATATCTCTAATTCTGTCTTTTTAACTAAGATGCAGGTTGCTTTCATAATTTGGTGTATTGTGCAGAGCTTTCGCCCTGCTGGTTAATAACATTTGTTTAATTCGTGTTGCTTAAATCGAAATCCACTAATGATTTGTATTGCTTCCTCAATTGGAAAAGACATCGACCAATCGCATGGTAATCCGTGGTCCCCGTGAGGGTCTATAAAGTGAAAGCACGCACCGGAACCATCTTTGTAAAACTCTACACTTAAACATTTGCCATTATTAAGGGCTTCACGAACTTTTTCTATTCTTTCTTTCTGTGTCATAATCAGTTGCGTTAAATGGTTAATAATACTTTTCTGTATAAATTATAAATATATGCGTTTAATAAACTCTTTTGTTAGTTGCAAATATATGTCATATATTTAATATATGAAAGGATTGTATTCGTTTTTTTTGAATTATTTCATTGTTTGATATGTAATTATCTAAAATATTGCAAGTTATGGCTGTGAAAAATAAACGAGTTTAATAAACGCATTTTTGAAATAATTTATATCTTTACCGCAAATTAATCAATTTAGATATGAAGAAGAAACTTTTAGAAGCGTTGAAAACCAAATTTGTGGGTGTTGACGAAGCCATTCTGGAAAGAATGGCAACTAAAAAGGCGGAAGGTGTGACGGATGAAAGTCAGATTACGGGAATTGTAGACGGCATCAACTTTCAAGACGTAGTTAAATCCTACGGGGACTACCGGGCTAATGAAGCGAATGTTTCCTCTGTGAAAAACTATGAGGAAAAGCACGGATTGAAGGACGGTAAACCAGTAACAGCAGGTGGTGAAGGTGAAGGAGCTAACAAAGGGGGTAAGGCGAGTTATACAACGGAAGAGTTGGATAGCTATTTTACTTCAAAGTTGGAAGCTGCAATTAAGCCTTACAAGGATGAGATTGAAACTCTTAAAAAAGATAAGAGCCAGACTGATCGACAAACTACCATATCTAATGCGATGAAGAAACTGGGATTGACAGAGGATGAAATGCAGTTCGTTACAGTACCGGATGATAAGGAGCCAGAAGAATATCTGACTGGTTACAAGCAACATCTTATCACAAAAGGCTTGAAACCTGCAGAAGACAATGGGTCGCAAGCGTCTGATTCACAGGTGCAGGATGCTGTGGCTGCTGACTGGTTGAAATCTTTAGGTGTTCCAGAATAGAACGTTTAATGTTTAATTTACAAATGACATGAAATTTAGAAAAAAGCAAGTTGGTGGATTTCGTCCTATCTGCACTGGTTCTCCGGCTATCGGAGTAGTAGGTGGATTTAATCTGAACAAGGAGAAGGTCAACTATCCGGTTGGCGTGATTATTCCTTCTGCTTCTCTTGCCGAGTATGATGAAACATCGTCCCGGCAAGTTGTCGTGTTGAAAGCATCTCGTGTTGTAGCTATCGATGCAACCGATGCGAAGAAAGTCTCTTTGCAAAATGATGAGTTCCTTTCTCCCATCTTCATGGTAGGGGATCATGTTGCAATGAACGATTCCGGAAACTTTGAGGATACTGTAAGTATCACGAAGATTATTAATGATCGTAACGGCTTTGTCGTCGTGCTTGATAAAGCTATTGCTGGTTTGAAGGTTGGTGATGCTTTGTTTGAAGTGATTGAAGGAACTGCAGAGGGTGAAGGTAAGGCTCCGGCTGTTTTCCCTATTGAGCATCCGCAAGGAATTACTGTGGGGGCTGAACCGATGGGAACTTATATCGGTCTTGACTAGGTATCTGTGGATGTTGCTATCAATTCTAAGGGAGAAATGTACTACAAAAGACGTATTCCCCCTATTCCGGAGAAGTTCATTCAAGGAATGTGCTTGAAAGACAACCCCAACATTCAATTCACTGATTCTTACTAAGAAAGGAGGCTATAAATGAAATCTATTTTTTCGACTTTTAAAATCAATGACGTAAAAACAGGGAAGCCTATTGACTTGATCGGCACGATGCAGATCATGTTTGATAAGGCGACTCTGGAAAATAAAACGCTTTGGGAACAGACCTACGTTGATCGTTGGTTCGATTTCCGTCCTCCTCAACTGGGTTTGACTGCCGAAGGCATCATGGGGAAATATAGTGTTCGTATCCGTGCTTCTATCATCGGAAACGATGCTGATACTCCATTACGCGCTGGTAGAGGGTTTGAATTGTGGAACGGTGAGATTCCCCGTGTAGGCCACAAGTTCAAAACGGATGCGAAGACATTGCGTACCATGCTGATGGTTTACGAAAATAATCGTATTAATCCTGTTCAGAAGTTAAAGGAAATTCAGAAATGTTTGTTCGGTGATTACAAAGATGCTTATCTCGGTTGCAAGGATGTGGCGGATGAAATTATTCTGAAAGCACTCTCTGGTGGTGGTATGGCTATTTTCGACCCGGCTATTGATAATCCGGAAGGACGTAAGTATCTGGTTGATTATGGTATGCCAGAAGAAAACAAACAGATGGTTGATTCTGATAAGGAATGGACCGAGGAGAACATTGATAATGCGGCTATCGATGCAGTACGTATTCTGCAGAAGATTGTTTATGAGTATGCCAATAAAGGCGTTACTTTCGATGCGTTGTTGATGGCTCCTGTTATCAAGTATTGGATGATGCGTAGTATCGGTTCACGTACCGGCTATCTTGGTAAAGATAAGAATACCCGTTCTCTGACAGAGGATGAATTCTCGGCTTATCTGAAATCCATGAAGATTCCTAATATCATCGAAATCAATAAACGGACTGCTTACCAGAAAGACGGTATTTCTACCAATATCAATCCGTGGGATGATAATGTAATTGTATTTATTCCTAAAACGGATGATGGTAAGCTTGGTGAAGTACAACCTGCTTTCGAGGACAATGCTATTATGCCAGACCCATCTGTTCAATACACAGATGCAGGAGATGGCATTCGTATTGCAAAATGGACTACAGGCGAATCTACAGGACAACAGGCCGCAGAGTATACACAAGGCTCTTGGCGTGCAGTTCCTATCATCTCATGTATTAACGCTATCGTTAATCTAAAGGTTAGAAATACGAATGTCGAATATCCCGACGGTGAAGAAGTTCCCGTAGGCTAAAATTCTCTGTATGAAACTCGTAGTAATTAAAAAGTTCCAAGATAAGGAGACAAAGAAGTTTTATCAACCTGGCACAGAAATTACCCATTTTAGTGATGAACGTGCAAAGGACGTAATCAGGCGAAAACTTGTAGTTGAGGTTAAACCGGTTCTTACAGACATTGATATGTCTAAGGGGACAAAAGAAGTTATCTCACAGATTGCTGATTTTGCCGATGTCGAGAAATTGAACGGCTATCTGAATGCTGAAAGTGCGTTAGAGAAGCCTCGTGTAACTGTCGTGAATGCTATTCAAGCAAGACTGGAAGAATTGAAGAAATGACAAATTCGGAGGTATTCATAGCTAAGTGTTTGCACTACAATCCTTCTCCGTTAACGGTGAAAGATTTGTTGGATGATGTGGGGTTGAAACCGGAAGACGATTGCACAGATAAGAGGAAAGTTGTGTCTGCCGTACTTTCCTACTTATCAGGAATGCGTACTTTGTCTTCTGAAAGTGAGGCTGATTGTTCCAACTCGTATGATATTGTCGGCTTGACAAAGCACATATCGATGCTTTGCAAACAGTTTAGTTTCGATACCTCCGAGTTTCTTTCTGGTGATGTGACAGAGATTGAGGACGGTTCTTGTATGTGGTGATATGTGGTATGAAGATAAAATAGAGTTGTATGTTCCAGGTGAAGGCTCCCATGATGAGAACTTTAATCCGGTGCGGATTCCGGAATCATGGTTTCCCCTTGGAGACTGTAAGATTCACGGGAATTCGTCTGCAAAGACTGTTCCGGCTGCCGATGGAAAAGACTTCGTCTATAGCTATCAGATTACAATGTATGTTCCTGCGATTATCCCGGTGCTGAATGACAAAGTGCGCATAACTAAAGCTGACGGTTCTATTTCCCAAAAGGTAATGACGGTTGCCGGTTGTGGCACTACGAAAAGAAAGTTGAGCATATTCTTATGAGTTTGAAACGTACAGGTGATTGGAACAAGGTCACATCGATATTTGATCAGGCCGTTAAACGTGTCGAGCAAGCGGTACTTTTCAATTTATATGTAATCGGTGAAGGTTCGGTAAATCATGCTCGCGAACATGGCACGTATAAAGACCGTACAAGCAATTTACGGAACTCGATAGGTTATGTAATTGCTTACAATGGTGAAATCATAGAATACGGCTTTAAAAAGAGTGCAGGGATAACGGACAAAAAGGCTTTTCATGCTGACTATAAGATTCAGGAGATGATTGGTGATTCTGGTTTTGATTTGATAATTGTAGCAGGTATGAATTATGCCAGACCTGTAGAAAACCGAGGGTATGATGTACTATCATCTACTGAAAAGTATCTGAAACGGGAAGTGCAAACTAAGATTAGGAGGATTCTTTCTAAAGCGGGATTTAATCAATGACAGGACAACAGGCTATAACTGAAATTTGTAAAATACTCGCAGCCGGAAATGTTGGTGTGCGGATTTTCAAGAACAGGAGAGAGACTAATTTCTCTGGTTCTGAATACATTGTAGTCAATCATCTTTCATTTCCGCAAGAAAGCGGTCTGCAGTACGGTTATGCTAATATCAACATTCATGTGAAGGATGCAGATACAGGCGAACCGGATAGCGGAAGGATAGACCATATTTCAGCACTTGTTTTGCCTCTGTTCAAAGAAACGGAAGATGCCGAAGGAAATATCTATACAGCTCGTTTGGGTGCTGAATTCTCTCTTTATGATGATTCGTTCTTTCCTGATGAAGACGGGACGAGTTATCAGAACTATAAAATCAAAGTATCGTATTACAATTAAATAAATTAGTTATGTCAAAAACTGCAGTATATGGTATTGAATACCTAAAATTATCTCCGGCTCTCGAATCCGGAGAAACAGCCGGGACCTTTCCAGACTTTGAAAAGGTAGCTGCCAAATTCCTTGTTAAAGCTATTGTGAAGGATTCAATGTCTTTCAACGATCAGGCACCGGGAGATACGGATATTGAGGTCGAAGATATGAACACTCTCTATGCTTCTCTTCCGTCTGATGCCGGTAGTGAGGGCTTTACAGTCCAAACTTACGACATGGGCGAGGAAGCCTACAAATATCTTATGGGATATACGAAGAACGGAGAGTGGAATGAAGAAACTCCCGGGTTCACTATCACTAATCAAGGCGTGGAGTTAAAAACGAAAGAATTCCAAGATTTCCCGTCTCGTATCTTCCAATGGGCCCGTATGAAAGTAAAAGTCACCAAAACAGGAAACATCGGTAAATCTGGTTTCCCTAACTTCAATCTTGAATTCAAGAAACTTGCTAATCTCAATAAGACTGGTGAGGAAGTATGTGGGGCACGTAACAAGATTTACACTGTCCCGGAAGGCTGATAAGGGAAGCGGGATAGTTCAGTGGTAGAACATTAGGTTGCGGGTTACTGCCTAAGTGTCGCCGGTTCGAATCCGGCTTCCGCTACATAGTTTTTGGGTGAAAGGATGATTGTTGAAATGTGAGTAGGGATAACGAGCATTGTGGCATCATCGAAAAGGTTGTTTCAGGTGTCCCGGTCATTACGGGCCGGGACTTTTTAATTTGAGGTAAAGATGGAAAAAGACAATGTACAAAAGCAGGTTGCCGACACTATTGCAGAGCGCCCTATTTTTCTTTGGTTTGGTATGATTCCTTTCATGGTTAGGCCATTGACGTTTACACAGTTGTTTGATATTGGTTCTATTTCGAAGGATATGAAGGAAGTAGACCAGGCGAAGCTAAACGGTCGGACAAGCGTGTCGGCCACTCTTGTATATTATGAGGAAGCGGATAGGATGTCTGATATCGCAGTAATGACGATCTTTCGTAGCGTCTGGAAAAGAAAGCTGTTTGGTGGATTTATCAAGAAAAGATTAACGGTTCGCAAATACAAGAAGTTGCAGGACTATATGGCACAGACTATGGATGCCACTTTTTTTTTAAGCACTATCATTTTCCTAAAAGGTCTAAACGAGACAACGAAACCGACGAATACACCAGAAGCGACAGCCCTTGGTCAACAATTAGCGGAGTGATGAAATACTACCGTATGAGTTATGAGGAGGTTGTCAATGAAAGGTCATATTCCAATATCATGTTACTCAATGCGGCTATTCCTGGTACTAAGCCAAAGGAAGAAGGAGAAAAAGAAAAGTCAAAGGAACTTCATGCTAACGAATATTTTGCTCAATTCATGTAAAGATGGAGACACAGGGAACAATAGGTATTAAGGCTACTCTGGATATTTCTGAAATGCAGAGAAACGTTCAGAAATACGTTCAGAATATTGACATGATGCAGGACCATACAGATGCGGCTAGTCAGTCTGTAGCTAGGTCTTTCTCACAGATGAAGGCTGCCGGTATGGCTTTCTTATCTATCGATCTGGCGAAACGGTTTGCTTCGGAAATGGTTTCAGTTTATGGTACTTTCCAACAACTTGAAATCAAATTTACCTCAATGCTACAATCTGGGGAAAAGGCACAGAAGTTGATGGGAGAACTCGTAAACTTTGCCGCTACCACTCCTTTTGACCTTAAAGGTGTTTCCCAAAGTGCAACTCAACTCGTGGCCTATGGTACAGCCTCCGAGGATGTCATAGAGAAACTTACTCGTCTTGGAAATATTGCAGCCGGATTAAGTCAGCCTATTGGTGACCTGGTCTATCTTTATGGTACAAGTATGACGCAAGGCAAACTTATGACACAGGACTTGAATCAATTTGCCGGGCGTGGTGTACCTATTTTCTCCGAACTAGCAAAGGTTATGGGAGTTAATAAGGATAAAGTTAAGGATTTGGCTGCAGAGGGTAAGATTGGTTTTGACAAGTTGGAACAGGTTGTTGACAACCTTACCAATAAGGGAGGAATGTTCTTCAACCTCATGCAAGAACAATCTAAATCCGTATCTGGTAAGATTTCTAACATAGGTGATAATCTTGATATGATGTTCAATGAGCTAGGTCAGGCAAGTGATGGAGTTATTAATACAGCTCTTGATGGTACAGCTTACTTAATTGAACATTATCAGGAAGTCGGCACTGCTCTCGCTGCTCTCATAGCTATGTATGGAGTTCAGAAAGCTGCTATTATCGCAGTTGCATCTGTTCAGAGTACGGTAACTGGTATAAAATATACTGCTGAGATTACAGAACTTTCGAAATTAATCCCTGCCAAGGAAAAGTCTGCTAATGCTGATCTGGAACAGGCTGTAGCAAGTGGAAGATTAACGCAGGCAAAAGCGGAATTAATTGCATCTATGCGTGTGGAAGCTGCTGCAAATGTAGAATCTTTGCGTTTAAAGGCATTGCAAGCTAAGTCACAATACGAAGAGGCTATTAATACTGCAAGTCTTGCGGCTGCTAATTTTGAAGCTGCTGAATTAGAGGTAGCGGCAGCTAACATGAAATATAATGCTGCATTAAAAACAGGTAACGCTAGAAGTATAGAAATAGCGGAGACACAACTTGCAACAGCAGAGAGCAATAAATATTCTGCGGCCAAACAACTTGAAGCAGCTAGAACAAATGCAACAACGGCCTACACGAACTCTTCTACTGCGAGCAAAGTGGCAGAAACTGCGGCTACTCAACTTAATACAGTATCGCAGAATGTAAATACGAGATCAACAAACTTTTTGACTGTTGCCAAGACGAGATTAGCTGCAGCATCAAAAGCGTTAGGTTTGTCAATGCTTACAAATCCTTATGTATTGGCTGCGGCTGCTATAGTTGGGTTATCTTATGGAATTTATAAGCTAGTAACTTATCAGACGGATGCAGAGAAGGCCCAAGTGAAATTGAACAAACGTATACAGGAATTCAATTCTGAAACGAATGCTGAACAGGCAGAAATAGATCGTTTGTTCGGAAAACTAGATAAGGCAAAGAAAGGTACAGAAGATTACGATGATGCAAAGAAATCCATTTTAGATAAGTATGGTGAATACTTAAAGGGGTTAGGTGATGAAAAAAACGCTTTAGATGATGTTGCGAGAGCATACGGGGCTGTTAGTGCGGCCGCTAAACAGGCGGCACTTGATAGAGCTATTGCGGATTCTCATTCTACAGCTCAAAAAGATTGGGCGGATAAGCAGGGTGAACTTACTGGAGATTTGGAAAAAGCTATTCGAGATTCGGATAATTTCAGGGGTAAGAAAGGCTCTGAAAGGGAAATTTCTGCGATTATGCAGATGATAAAGAATGATTTGAAGTCTGGTGGAGGGTTATCTTCTGAAACTCAAAAAATAGTGGATACTCTTACGAAACAATATACAACTACGACTAATATTGTTCCAGGTGTATCAACGGAGGAAACAAGAATAGGTAATGACGTTCAGGTTTATATTGATCGCATGATTGCGAATAACAAACTGCTTGAGAATACTTATAAGGATATTCATGAAAAATTAGGCTATGATACTAATGAATATATCAATCTGACAGCCGAACAGATTGCAAAAGATATAGCTATGTATCAAGCTGCTCTTGAACGCTTCAACAAATCAGGAAAGAAACAAGTTGCTATCAGACATGATGGTTCCGTCAGTAATCTTATGGGGGAAGGAGAGATGCTGAATAATATTCGTTTGTTGAAAGAAGCGCAAGCATTGAATAAAGGTAAGGCAGACGAAGAAGCTAAAAAAAATAAGGTTCCTGATATTACAAAAGAGGTTACCGATGCTACTGCAAAGGTGGAAAAGCTTAAACAGGAAATTGAAGATTTGCGGAGTGGTAAAACCAAAGTGGATGCAGGTAAAACCGTAAAGTCTGTTCTTGAAGATAAAGCTAAAGAGTTGAAAGAGGCTGAATCTGCTTTGGCGACATTGACAGGGAATGATAAACAAACATTGAACTCCAAAAAAAAGAAAAAGGAGGAAGAGAATAAACTTAAAGTTGAGCAGGCCGAGCTCCAGCGGAAGATTGATGAGCAGAATCAACAGGATATAGAGAAAGCTGTACAGGCTGAACTTGAACTCTCTCAAGCTAAGATTGATGCCATGGACGAAGGTTTCAAGAAACAGCAGGAACAAATTCAACTTAATTATCGGAAAGCCAAAGCTGACAATGATCGTCGTGCTGCTGAATATGTAAAGGACCAACAGGACACGGAGCGTAAAGAGTGGGAGAAAGAACATCCGAAGTATAAAGAGGAAGGCCTTGTTTTTGTTCCCAAAACAAAAACTAAAGATGACCTTTCACAGAAGAAGCAGGATACGCTAAATGAATATGATAAGGTTGCTGTTGAGACAAGGGAAAAGGCGGAAGCAACTTTATCTAAAGCTCTTTTGGAGCAGTACCAGAATTACACCGATGAAAGGCTTGCAATCGAGAAGAAGTTCAATGATGATATTGAAGCTCTTCGTATTCAAAGGGAGAGGTTTCAGAAGGAAGGCAAAACGGAGAAAGTTCAGCAGACAGACCGTTCAATAGCACAGGCTACAAAAATGAAGGGTGAATCCCTCATGGGGTTTGATTATGAGCAGTTGAAAAAATCTCCGGACTATATACGTGCCTTTGAAAATTTAAAGGAAACGTCTACTGAAACATTGAATTCCCTTCTTACTCAATTTGAAAATGCGAAAAGTGCGGCAGCGCAAGTTTTGTCTCCCGATCAACTTCGCGAATATACGAGTACAATTCAATCCATCATGGACGAACTGGATTCCCGTAATCCGTTTCAGTCATTATCTGATAAGAAGAAAGAACTCGCAGAAGCGGAGGAAGAGCTAGCTAATGCACAGATAGAGTTAGAAAATGCCAAGGTAAAGGCCGAAGCAGTCAAAGGTGGCTCTAAGATTGAAAATGGGATTTCTTCATCCAAGTATAATCCTGCAACCGGTAAGATTGAATCTACAAAATCTTATTTGTCCGAAGCGCAGGCACTTGATCTAGTAAAGAAGAAAACCGAAAAGTATAATGCGGCAAAAGATAAGGTTGTAAAAAAGGACAATCAGGTAAAGAAGGCAGAAAAAGAAGTTAGAACACAGATTTCGGAGTTAGCGGATACCATAGACGAACTGGGTAAGTCGATTGGTGGTCCGGCTGGTGAGATCATTTCCCTTATTGGCAGTATTGGCTCATTTACAATGACTGCAATGGCAGGGGTTGAAGCTGCTGCCGATACCTCTGCTAATGCAATAAGTACAGTTGAAAAGGCGTCTGTTATTCTAGCTATCATTGGTGCAGCCGTTCAGATAGCCATGAAAATCTTCGATATGTTCGGTAAGGATGATACGACCGAGAAATACGAGAAAGCGAAAGAAGCGTATGAATCCTATATCAATATCCTTGATCGAGTAATTGAGAAGCAACTGGAGCTAGCGGAAACTCTTACGGGAGACACGGCAAATGCTGTATATGAAGCAGCTATCGCTAACATAAAATTGCAAAGTGAGAATGCTAAAGTACTAGGCAAACAGTATTTGAACTCCGGTGCATCTGGGAAATCTCATTCAAAAGGTTACAGTGAAGTAGATGATATGTCCGGTGAAGGATGGAAGCAGGCTGCAAAAGCATTAGGCATGTCGGTAAATGAATTTAAAAATAAAATGGGCGGTCGTATGACCGGTCTATTTGATTTGACTGATGAACAACTTTTAAAATTGCAATCGGATGCCGGTATCTTCTGGTCCCAACTTGATTCAGACACGCAGAAATTTGCCGATCAAATTGCAAATGGTGTAGGGAAGGTTGCAGAGGTATTGGAACAACAAATAGCTGATACAACTCTTATTGATTACGATTCTCTTCGTTCAGACTTTCAGGACTTAATTTCTGATATGGATGCCGATTCGGCAGACTTTGCCGACAACTTCGAGGATTATATGCGAAATGCTATTCTCAATTCCATGCTTAAAGAAGAATATATGGACAGATTAATAGCGTGGAGGGAGAAGCTATATAATGCAATGGACGATGGGGTAACCGAAGATGAATATAACGATCTGAAAAAGGAAGGACAGAAGATTTCCGATGAGATGAAAGCAAAGCGTGATGCCATGGCAGAGATGTATGGGTGGACTACTGATGAGGATTCGGAACGCGAAGCATCAAAAAAAGGGTTTGCTTCCATGTCACAAGATTCTGCAGACGAATTGAATGGTAGATTCACAATGGCTAATGTTTTGATAGCAGACATAAAAACAGAGCTACAGTCTCATACTCTCATTTTCCAAGGTATCATTTCTGGTGTTGGAGATATTAAAACCATATCTGCATCCATAAATGAAAACGTGAAAATTATCAAGGATAATATGAATACCATTGTTGGACACCTTTCGAATATTGATACTAATACAGCTAGATTGGAAGGTATAGAAAAGGATATGAAGTCGATGAAAGCAGGTATTGAAAAGATAAATGATAAAGGGATAAAGCTCGTAAGATGAAAGGAATTTGCTTTATAGATGGAGAGAATACATATACCACTCTCGGTATATTTATTATAAAAGGAAGCTATGATAATCTTGTGGCATTTCCTCCTGCCAAAGAATCGGATGATAAAAATGATTGGCCGGAAGAAGATGGTATTGAAATAGACCTTTCTAGCTTGACGTTAAACACCTATGAATTGAGTATTGATTTTGCCTGTAAAGACGATCTGGGATTTAGTGGATTAGTTGCTATTTTATCAGATATGGGATATCATGATTTTTATTTTCCTATTCTTGATAGAACCTATCGTTTACGTCTTTCCTCACAGAACAGTTATACAATCTATCCGGGATTTCAAGTCGTGAAGATAACTTTTGCCAACGACTTCCCCCGCGAAGCAAATTATGAATACCAGGAACCTGTTTGTTCCATTCCTCTACCAAGGGGGTACGAAATAGATGATCGTGATTTATCGGAATATGGTGTAGTCATTTTGAAAGGCAGTAATGCTGAAATACTGAAATCTCCGGCAGTAAAAAAGAACTTACTACAGAATTTCAAACGTCAGGATGGAGCTGTCTACGACGGTGAAATAGTGAAGTTTCAGACAAAGGAAGTTTCTTTAAAGTGCCTGATGCGGGCAACGGATATTCGAACTTTTTGGCAGAGCTATGATGCCTTACTCTATGATCTAACTAAACTGACTATGAAGACCGATAATGAAGGTTATGAATATTCCGATGCGGAGAGGGTATTATACTGTGATGGATGGAGTGAAAGTTATCCTTGCTACTATAAAGATTGCCAGACAAACAATTTTATGTTAAGAGGTGGTGTCTGGTGGGAATTTACTTTGAATCTCGTGTTTACTTGCTTCCGGATCAGAGAAACGGAGTTTTTGCTTTCATCCGAAGCGGGCGAGTTCATTATAACAGAGGACGGAGAATTTTATATTGACTTAAATTGATTGCCATGCCATTAAAAAAGAAAAGAATATCAGAATTGAATGAAGCCAGCGACATGAAAGGCTTCTACACCATCGGTTACAGGATAGTAAACGGTGTCAAAACGAGCTTGAAATTCGGGCTAGAGAAGATTCAGACGGCATTAGATAATATGCTCAAAGCTACAAGCGATGCCAAAACTGCTACTACCGATATGCGGCAATTAGAAGCTACTGTTGAAGGTAATGAATCAGCCCGTGAAACTGCTGAATCCCGTCGTAATGCTTCCGAGCAGTCGAGGCAAACGGCTGAAACCGGACGTTCTCGTGAAGAACAGGCCCGGGAAGCTGCTGAATCCGTTCGTATCACTAATGAAAATGCACGTAAGACAGCCGAAACAGGTCGTTCTTCTGCTGAAACTGCACGGGACAATGCAGAAAAGAAACGTGTTACTGACGAAGGTACACGAGAATCTAATGAGCAAGCTAGAAAGAATGCTGAAACAGTGAGAGGCAATGCTGAATCCGAACGTGTAACTAATGAGAATGCCCGCAAATCAGCTGAAAGTACGCGATCATCCGAAGAAGATAAGAGAAAGTCTGCCGAAACCGCACGTGCCACGGCTGAAACTGGACGTTCCTCTGCTGAAACGAAAAGAGCCCAGAATGAAGATGCCCGCAAATCTACCGAAGAAGCACGTGTTATAGCGGAAGGCAAGCGGGTAACTGCTGAAACTGGGCGTGTTGATACAGAAACAAAACGTGTTTCGGAGGAACAAACACGTAAAAGTAATGAAGATGCCCGTAAGACTGCCGAAACAAGCCGTTCCTCTGCTGAATCGGAACGTGTAAAGGAAGAAGATAAACGAAAAACCGCTGAAACAGGTCGTTCTACCGCTGAATCCGAACGTGCTACTGCGGAAAATAAAAGAAAAGCGGATGAAGTCATAAGAGGCAATAATGAAACTGCCCGTGTCTCTGCTGAAACTACCCGTAATCAATCTGAAACGGCTCGTATTAATGCCGAGAATGCACGCAAGACCGCCGAGGATGCTCGCGTATCTGCCGAGACTAAACGGACAACAGCCGAAACCGCACGTGCCACGGCTGAATCAGGTCGTTCCTCTGCTGAAACAATCAGAGTTCAGAATGAAGATGAGCGTAAATCTACCGAAGCAGCACGTAAAGTTGATGAGACCAACCGGGCTAAGGCGGAAGTGGAACGTGTTAAAGCGGAAGAAGCTCGTAAAGCTGAATATGGCGGCATTGTAGATGAGATGAACCAAGCTACAGAAGATGCAACTGCACAACTAGGACTTGTAAAGACGGCTACTGATAATGCAAATGCTGCAGCAACACTCGCAAATCAAAAAGCAACCTTGGCAGGTGAGAAAGCTGCCAAGGCCGATGCTGCCGCTGGTAGTGTCAATGCTGCAAAAGATGCTGCAACGACTGCAGCGAACAATGCTAATGCAGCCAAGACAGCATCGGAAGTCCAAACCGCTTTGGCTAAAAAAGCAACAGATGATGCTAATGCGGCCAAGGATGCATCTGTAATACAAACGGGTTTAGCGAAGAAGGCTACCGATGATGCGAACGCCGCTGCGATAGCTGCGAATAATGCAGTATCCGGCGTTGACGCTAAAGTACAAGCAGCTATCGACAAACTGGTAGCCGGTGCTCCGGACGCTCTTGATACACTGATTGAGTTAGCGAACGCCCTGAACAACGATCCGAATTTTGCTGCCACTATGACAACAGAGCTAGGAAAGAAACTTAATGTTTCCGATATTGTTAATAATCTGACAAGTGGAGGAACTGGTAAAGCTCTTTCTGCAGAGCAGGGAAAAGCTTTGAAAGCTGCTTTGGACTCACATAATCATGATGCAGTATATGAGAAGATTATTACCAAACTTACCGCTTTTAATAAGAATTTCGGAAGCTCTGCCGGGACCGTGTGTGAGGGAAATGATTCGCGTTTGAGTAATGCACGGCCTCCATTAGCACATGCGCATAAAG